CGGTTTCACCATCTACGACACGTGGATTGAACCGGCATTCGACGCGTGCTTTGAATGCCCGTTCCCCGACTGCGACGAAGGGCGCCAGACCACGTTGCAATGCCCGCGCCGGGCGGCGGTGTATGCGGACGAACGCGATGCGGGCGACATTCCGGCCGGGTACATCACGACCATGGAGGCGGCGTCTGCCATGAACGTGGCGCCCACGACGATCAAGTGGCGCTGCCGGACCGGCCATATTCCCGGCGCGATGAAGGTCAATGACCGGTGGTACATTCCGGTGGCGGCAACGCACCAATGACCCGCGGCATACCGGCACCTGAGCCCGGCTACGAATTGTGCCTGTCGTGCGAGGTGCCCGGCGGCTGCAACGAACGGAGCCGGCTGTGCAAGCTACATCTGCTGCCACACTGGCCATATGTGCCCGATGGTTACGTGACACTGGCGCAGATTGCGGCGGAGACCGGGATCGCGTACCGGAGGGTCTGGAAATACGTGACCAAGCACGCGGTGGACCTGGGCGCGCACAAGGCTATGGCACAGCAATCCTCGCATCCGATTTGGGTGGTGCCCGAAGAAAGCGCGGATGAGTTGGCACGCAAATGGAATGAACGATGACCGACCATGACGTGGCGCGGGTTTTGCGCCGGCGGGCGATGCGGCCGAAGACGCCGGCGCAACCGGTGGAATATGCCGGGGTGCATGAGTTGTTTCGCCCGCTGCGAGAGGCGATTGTGGAATTGGGGAAAGCCATCGGAACAGTGGCGGAAAGGAACGAATCATGAGCAAGTTTGGTGGAGGGGTGCTGACAACCATTCTTATAACGGCGGTCGTCGTGACTATCGGGGTAGTCAGTTTCACGACTGGGCAAGCGTCCAGAAGTTGCGCGCCACCGGTTGCGCCGCGGCAATGCGAGGTCGTCGGTGATGAGGTGCATTGCGTGGCACCGGTGGAAGTGCTGATAGGAGTGGGGGAATGAACAAAACACGGGCAGTCGGGTTGGCTTTGATGTTGTTCCCCATTGCGATAGGCGCGTTGTCCGTTGCACATGGCTCGCAGTTGAACGATACAACAGCCGTGAGCCTTCTCGTTGGTGCGGCCATCGGATTCGTGTGTATCATTTGGGGTAGGAAGAATGACCAAAACCACTAGGCGTGAACAGGAGCCCAAAATGGAGGTCGGGCGTGTCGCGTTTGGGCCAAGTCCAGACCCGGAGTTGACCGCCGTCTCCAACGCGATGATCGCAAATGCCGCGTGGGCCGAAGCGCGGTTGTCGCGTAACGACGCAGGTAGTATCGGTTCCCACTGGGAAGGATGCTGGCGGTCGGAGGACCACCACGCCTGTGCCGTGGCGCGATGCGAGCGGTTGGAGTTGGAACGCGCCCATGCCCGGCGTTGGGCGCGTTTGCGGAAGAAATTCGCCCGGAAGATGTGGCGACAGAATAGGGTGTTGACCAGGAAGGGGGAATGATTATGGCCAAACCGCGTGAACCAAAGCCGGACTTCACTCCCACTGAAGCCGCGGCGCTGGTGACTGCATGGTTGTATTCCGGGGCGCGGCTCAGGACGTCGGACGTGGCGCGCAAGCTGGGCCTCACGACACAGGGGGCGTGCGCGCTGATGTCGCGGTTGTCACGCGTGATCCCGCTGACGCGAGAAAGTGAACGGGGAAGGTGGTACATTTTGGAAAAGTGAAGCCCGGTCAATTGACCGGGCTTTTTGTTGCCGGTTTCGCAAAGTCGCCAAAATTGCCCGCTATCCCTATGGCGCATGGGGTTGTCTGTGGTATGATGATTGCAAATGCGAATTCTGTCTTGATTTTGACACCTGGAGGTGGTGAATGGAAGATGCGGCCTGGAAGTTTGTCCAAATCCTGTTGGGAGAGGTGATCGTAGTTTTGGTGCCGGTCATCGTGGCGGCCATTGGTGCCGGGGCGACGTATGCCGTGAAATGGTTGCGCGCAAAAGTCGGTGAGCAAAAGTGGGCGACAATTCAAGCGGCCGTTGAAATGGCCGTGTACGCCGCCGAACAATCTAACCTGGGCGAGGAGTTGGAATTGGCTAGTGCTGAGAAAAAGGCGCTGGCCAAATCTATTTTGGAAAAGTACCTTGCCTCGCAGGGTATCAAAATCGACGTTGAAGAACTTGGTGATTTGATAGAGGCAACGCTGGCAAAGACACTCAACTACGACAAAACCCACGGTTGGATATCGATAGGCGAAAAGGTGGAAAAGTCCACATCGGAGTAGGCATATGGCAGACCTGACTGAAAACGGAACCGGGCGTATGTTGGCTAGGATCGAGGAGAGGGTAATAGCCCTGGACGACAAGATCGACGGGTTTTGTTCGCGCACTGACAAATGTCTTGACGACCATGAAAAACGACTCCGCGAGACAGAAAAACAGACGCTTTGGACGCAGATTGTCGGGAGTGTTGTGGCCCTGGCGTATGGTGGTTGGGCGGCGTTGGTAAAGTAGTTTGGACTGGACTCCAGAACGTCTAGCCGCGGCCGGCGCGCTCAAGCGGGCCGGATACACCTATAACGAACTGGCTAGCCATCTCACAGAGGAGTGGGGGGAACAAATCGCCTGTGACCAGGTGCGGATGGCCTTCCAGTATCACAACATCGACACCCGCATCCAGACAGAACGGTATGACAAATTCTGGCGGCTCACCGGCGACTGGATGATTTGTGGTGATCCGCATTGCCCGTTTGTGGACTGGCAAATGGCCGAGCAAGTGGCGGCTCGTGCGTCGAACTACAGCATCCGCAAGTTGCTCATTGGCGGTGATGTGTTCGACATGCAGGCCATGTCAGTCTACAGCGCGATTGTGCCGCGGGCGCGGATTGGTGCGCAGGAAGCGGCGGCCGAATACCTGATACAGTCATGGTCTGAGCAGTTTGACGAAATAGACATGATCCTTGGGAACCACGATTGCCGGCTGCTGCGACTGTTGAATGGGGCTATGCCGGATAGCACGTTCGAGGACATCTTCATGTCCCTGATGGGCAACCCGGATAAGGTGCGGATATCGACGTACGCCTACGCGATCATCGAAAGCGAACACGGTGACTGGCGGGTGACGCATCCGCGGAATTACAGCCGCGTGCCACTGTCGATGGCGCGGCAACTGGCGCACAAATACCACCAGCACATCGTCTCGTTTCACGAACACCATGACGCAGAGGGGTTTGACACATCAGGTGATTATGTGGTGCGGAACGTGGGGTGCTTAGCAGACCCGGAGAAATTCGCCTATGTGCAACTGGTAGACAGCACAGCGCCGAAAATGATGCAGTCGTTCGGCATGATCAAAAACGGGAAGTGGCGCGGGTGGCATAAACATCCTGCGCTGTTGTAAACTGCGGAGGTGCCACGCCGGCGCGTGGCGGGTGACGGGTGGGCGGATATTTGACCGAACGGGGGCGAACCCATAGGAATACTATGGGTTGCGGAGAGGATCGTCAATGACGAAAACATTGTGGCTAGAACATACGGCGTATCATAATGGGGGTGATGGTGATATTCCTTCCGATGTTGCACGGTGGTTGAATGATGTTCAGGAGGAATTTGATGCCGTCGCCCAGGTGATAATCACCTATCCGGGATTAGGTAGGTGTTGGGTATTTGCACAAGTCATAATAAATGACGAATACGCATTGCGCAAAAAGCGTTATGAAGCCCGGATCAAATATCGCGATGCCCAAAAGTTATGATGACCCATGCGCGATGCAACGCCGCTGAAGGGTTGGCTCGAATGGGACGCGTTGACCGGTTGGCGGAAGGTGCTGCACTGGCGGCCGGGCGAACGCAAGGAGGCCAAAACGTCCTACAATCGCCGGCTGCGCTATCGAGCACGGCGCGATTGTTGGGTGGACGCGAATGTCTGTACACATGGCGACGACTGATGCACAACACGGTTGTGGAGTGGGCGCGTGAGTGACAAACCGTGGGCCAACCGCATCGTTGGTGAGGGCGAAGAGGCGCCAGACCAATTGCTGGCAAATCCGGCGAATTGGCGGACGCATCCGAAGGCGCAACAAGACGCGTTAGAAGGCGTGCTGAATGAGGTCGGCTGGGTGGATCGTGTCATCGTCAATCAGCGCACGGGCCATATTGTGGACGGGCATCTTCGGGTGACGCTTGCGCTTCGGCGCAACGAACCGACCATTCCGGTTCACTACGTTGACCTGGACGAAGCCGAAGAGGCGCTCATCCTGGCAACGCTTGACCCGATTGCCGCCATGGCTTCGGCCGACAAGTCGCAACTTGACGCCTTGCTGCGTGACGTGCAGACGGGCGAGGCCGGCGTCCAAGCGATGCTGGCGGAGTTGGCGGAACAAAGCGGTCTGGACTATGGTAAACCACCGGTAGAGGATGCAGAGCCACAAATCGACAGGGCCGAAGAATTGCGCCAGAAGTGGGGTGTTGAGACTGGGCAATTGTGGCAACTGGGAGAGCACCGTATTATCTGCGGTGACTGCACGGACAGGGCGGTTGTCGATAGGGTGATGGACATTGTTCCAGGAATTATGGTTACAGACCCGCCATATGGTGTAAATTATGACCCGCAATGGCGGTCAGACGCAGCAGAAGCTGGACACCTTGCCTACGCGGCGATCCGCGTAGGCAAGGTGGAGAATGATGACCGCTCCGACTGGCGCGACGCATGGGTTTTGTTTCCCGGTGATGTGGTGTACTCGTGGCACCCGCCGGGTGCCACGAGTCTTGTACACGCCGCTGCGTTACAAGACTCGGGGTTCAAAATCCGGATGCAGATCATTTGGGCGAAGTCAAATTTCCCGATTGGGCGGGGTGATTATCATGTCAGACACGAACCATGCTGGTATGCAGTGCGAGACGGGAAGCCCGCGCAAAGAACAAAGGACAGAACACAGACGACCTTGTGGGAGATTAATCTAGACAAGAATGTTGAGGGTGGCCATAGCACCCAAAAACCACTTGAGTGCATGGCGCGCCCTATCCGAAATCACGCGTTTGATGTCGTCTATGATCCATTCGTTGGTTCCGGCACCACCATCATTGCCTGCGAACAACTGGGGCGCAAGTGCAGGGCGGTGGAAATATCACCGGCATATGTGGCGGTGGCACTCCAGAGGTGGGCAGACGTCACTGGCGGCGAACCGGTATTACTTGACACCGTAATGGAGAAAAGCGTGTGAACAGCCAGACACAATCTGTACAAACATTGGACAGACACTTGCAAGCCCTGGAGTTGCGCAAGGCCGGGGTGTCATATCGCCACATTGCCCAGCAACTTGGATATAGCGGCGTGTCTGGTGCACATTCGGCGGTGGCGCGTGCGCTCAAGCAGGTGATACAGGAACCCGGCGCACAGGTGTTGCAGTTGGAGGTCGAACGCCTGGACGCGCTGCTGTTGGCGCTGTGGCCTAATGCGAAACGGGGGGATTACGGCGCAATTGACCGGGTGTTGAAGATCATGGAGCGGCGGGCAAAACTGCTGGGGCTGGACATGGTTGCTGCCAACACGGTACAAAACCTGAATATTGATATGAGCACATTGGCGATGGGCCAAGTTGAACGGATCGCACATGGCGAAGACCCAATCAGCGTCCTGGCAACTCCGAGCACTGGCGGAGTTAGAACGCCGGCGCCGGGCGGAGACTGAGCCGCGATGGCCAGAACGCCACCTTGTCGGCATAAACGGTGGGCCTGCGCCATTCCATGCCGGGCAGGCATTGGCGTGGGACAGCGAACAGCGCATTGTCGCCATGATCGCTGGCAGTCAGGCGGGCAAAACCGCCTATGGGCCGTGGTGGATGCACCGCGAGATTCAGCGCACGCGCGGCGGCGACCATCTGGCAATCACAGCCACCTACGACCTATTCAAGCTGAAGATGCTCCCGGCAATGCTCGAGGTGTTCGAGACAATCCTGGGCGTCGGTCGCTTTTGGGCAGCCGACCGGATCATCGAATTGAGGGACCCGACTACCGGGCAATACTGGGCGCGGAAGTCCATCGACCAAATGTGGGGGCGTATCATCCTCCGTTCGGCCGAGTCATTGGGTGGTTTGGAGAGTGCAACGGCGCGTTCTGGTTGGTTGGACGAAGCCGGGCAGGATTCGTTCACGGTGGAAGCGTGGCGCGCTATTCGGCGGCGGTTGGCATTGGCACAAGGGCGCGTGCTGATAACGACCACGCTGTACAATCTGGGGTGGCTCATCCAGCAAATTATCGACCGGGCGGTCAACGGGGGAACCGTTACCATCCGGGAAATAGGAGACGTCGAGCTTGAACAAACCGTCAACACGGCAGCGGGCATTGACCTCATCCAATTTGACAGCATTCTCAACCCGGAGTATCCGCGGGACGAATACGAGGAAGCCCGCGCGACCATGCCGAATGACGAATTCCAGATGTTCTATCGCGGCCGCAAGTCGGGATTGCGCGGGATCATCTATGACGTGTTTGACCGGCAACTGCACACGTGCCCGCGGTTTCCTATACCGGACGACTGGCGCCGGTTTATGGGCATGGACTTCGGCGGCGTCAACACGGCGGCCATCTATCTGGCGGAAGAGCCGGTGTCGGAACGGTTGTACGCCTATCGGGAATATTTGGCCGGCGGGCGTACCAGCAAAGAGCACGCCGAATACATCCTGGGCGGAGAGCGCGGGCGCCCAATTGCGTACGGGGGCGCCCGATCTGAGGGCCAGTGGCGTCAGGAATTCCGGGCGGCCGGATTGCCAATTCGAGAGCCAGGTGAACCCGACGTTATGGTTGGCATCCAACGGACGTATAGCGTGTTAAAATCCGGCGGCCTGGTGTTCTTCGACGACCTGGATGGCACGCTTGACCAGTTGGGTGGCTACCGGCGCAAACGGGACAAGACGGGCGAATTGATCGACGAAATAGAAAACAAGGCAGCCTACCACTACCTGGACGCGTTGCGTTATGTTGTAGCCACCATTCGGCAAGAGCGAGCCAAGATGAAAGTGCTCACAGTGGGGTATCAAACGTGACCCAACCAATTGAGATCATTGTACCGGACAAGACGAAAGACGTGGCTACCGCCATGGAAGCCAGCGTGCAGGAACGTGGGCGCGGACCCAAGGAAGCCTACGGCCTGGGCCTGCTGATGCACCTGGCGCAGGTGGGCGGGTTAGTCCCGCCGTGGTGGAGCCGGCAGCGTGATATTGAGTTGCGCCGGTTTTGGATGTCGGTCAACCACCTGGCGGGAGCATTCTACACGCTAAAGTCGAAGTTGGCCGCGGTCCCATTCCGCATCGAGGCGCGCGACGCATCGGTCAAAGCACACGTCAAAATGGCCGAGCAATTCCAGCAGATTTTGGAGGAAGAGTCAGACTTTGGCCAGGGATGGGCAGAATGCTTCGGAAAATTCCTGTTAGACAGATGGAGTATGGACAACGGGGGGTTTCTTGAGGTCATCGGTGCTGGGAAAAAGGACGGTCCTATTGTGGGGCCGGCGCTGGGGTTGGCGCACCTGGATTCGGCGCGTTGTATGCGGACCGGAAGCCCGGAATATCCGGTGGTATACACCGACACCGACAGCCGGCGGTATCGACTTCACTACACCCGCGTGATCTATGGCAGCGAATTGCCGTCACCGCGCGCCGAAATGAACGGCGTTGGTCTGTGCTGGACAAGCCGATGTATCGACGTGGCGCAGAACATGCTGGACATCGCCACCTACAAATCAGAGAAGCTTGGATCGCGGCCACAGCGTGGCATCATCGTCACCAGGGGCGGCCTTGACCCAGAGGTGTTGCAGCAGGCGTTCTTGGCAGCCGAGCATTCGATGTCCGACCAGGGACTGAGCCGTTTCAGCAAATTCGTGTTGGTCGGCGGGGGTGACTATCCCGATGCAGATTTGAGCATGATCGACCTGGCGTCCCTTCCGGATGGGTTCGACGAACAACAGTCGATCACGCTTGGCATGTTTGCGATTGCGCTGGCGGGTGGTGTTCCACCGCGTTGGTTGTGGCCGGCGTCCGAGAGTGGCGCGACCAAAGCCGACGCCATGTACCAGCACGTGGCCGGCCTGACTGGCGGTCCCGGTTCCACGTTGGCCATGATTGCCAATGCCATCGGCGGAAGCGAGCGCGGGCGCTACCACATCTCCGGCAAATTCCTTCCGCCATCACTGCGCATGGTATTCGACTTCCAGGATGACGAACAGGACCGGACCCAGGCGGAAATACGCGAGCTGCGATCCAAACAGCGCACCGCGGATTTGGCATCCGGTGTGATCGACGTGAGGACGGCACGGGAGCAGGCGCTTGCATCGGGGGATATCAGCGAGGCGCAATTCGAGGCGCTTGAACTGGAGGAAGGCCGGCTCGCGGACGGGGCAACCGTGCTGATATTGTTCAATGACCCCGACGACCAGATGCGGGAGTTGTTGGCATTGGGCGTTGATGACCCGCTGGACGTGGCGGCCAACGTGGGCGTGGACATGACCGTCGCAATCGACGCGCAACAGCGGTTGGCGTTGGCGGTGTTGGCCACAGAGGGACAGCCTGAAGTGCGACGCAAGGCGCGGCAGGCGATTGCCGCATTGGACGCGTTGGCGGAGTTATACAAAGGGGGTGCTGGTGAAACCAGTCCGGCAGAAGAAACGGAACCGGTTGTGGAAGAACCTATGCCAGAGGAAGCGCCCATGGACGGAGAGGACGCGGACGCCGAAGGGCCAGACGCCATGGACGAATCAGACGATGACGCGCTAGAGAACAAATCCCACAATGCCGAGACCGTCTACCGCCAGTGTCCACTGTGTGGCAATGACAAGGCGCTGGCATATCCCGATCACGGTGGACTACTGGTATGCACCAAATGTGCACGCACGTATAATCCGGCGGTGGAATGATGCGACGTTTGACAGAACGCCAACTCCAGGATGACAAAGAGCGCGCCCGCATGCGCAAAAAGATGCAGGCTGAAATACGGGCGACAGATGACCGCCAGTTTGAGGATGGGATCAAGGCACTTATGAACATCCCGGATGAGGAATGGCAGGCGGCTGTGGAAGAGGACGCACTGGAAATGGGGGCTGCACCAAATGCCGCGTGAATGGCAACCCGTCGTTGACGGCATGTCGAAGGTCATGAAGATGGTGCATCTGGCCATTCGTCGTGACACATTCGACGTGGAGGAAACGCGGGTGGAACTATTGCGCCAGCGGCGGGCGGCATACAACGACGAACTAACGCGCCAGGCTGCCGCGGTTGGTTGTCCTGGCCGGCGCGGGATACTGACGAACAATTCCATTCTGTCGGAGTTGAACGAGATGTGCCAGAAGGACGCCGAGTCTATTGCAAACACGTTCAACTATGACGTGGCTGGGGCTATCGTGGCCATTCGGTCAGACGTGCCAACCGCCAACCGGCATACGTATGCTGCGCGCCTGCGCAAGTGGAACGTGAACCGAAGTGACTGGAAGGTGCCACAGATCACCGAATACACCGATTCATCGGCGCGGTCTATGGCGCAACGTGACTTCTACCGCTACAACGACGCTGAGGGCGTGGCAGTGCTTCACCCGCGTTCCGGCGTGTGCCCAGTGTGTATCGGGTGGATCGCGCGCAAGGAAGTTCCACTAGCGGTGGCGACGGCAAACCCGCCACCATACCACCCAAGTTGCCCACATTATTTCGTGACGTACCCAAATGTGGTGGCAAAATCAGAATGTCCAAACTTGTGGATGGGGGCCTGATATGATAGCCGGACCAGCTAGGCGGGTGATGGTCGTAACCGATGACAATCTAAAGGCTAATGGGGGGCGCTACGAAATATTTTCCGGTCCGGCTCAGCGGGTGATCGTTGTGGATAATCGACCCGAAATACATGGGCCATCGTTGCCAGTGTATGTGGTGACAGATACTCAACTTGTTGAGAATGGCGGTAGGTTTGTCGTACAAAGCGGGCCACCATCTCCGATTGTGTATGAAACAGATGGGCCGGTGATTGCTTGTCCTGCAATTCCGGTCTACGTGGTAACGGAATAGGAGTGTGGCATGGGCGTTCCAACGGTAAGTGGCCATCCTCAAAAAGGGGATATTTTACCCTGTCACAGAGGTGGTTTGTGCTAACTCTGCGCAGTTGGTGTTATTGGAAATACCCACCAAGATCGTTGAGAAGGTGGACATCAAAATCAGTGGCATTTCCACATTTGCCGGCATTGCCTCAATTGCCCTGCGAGGATGGTTGGAGTAGACGATGACCGAGACCGCCTGGACCGTGAAAGCCATCAAACCGCGCAAGTTGGCCGTTGACGCCGTGCGCATGGAGATATTGAACGCCCTGCGTGCTGAGGGCACCGTACAGCGCAACCTGCTCAAGCAGACCGTTGCCACATGGGAGGGAGAGAAACCCGAATTTGAGACGCTCATCGGCCTGGACAGCGGTAACGCATCGGTGATGACGGGACCGGTCGGAAGCATGAAGGGCGTCAAAAAGTGGAACTGGCTGAATGAAGGCACACGGGTACGCCGGGCGGTGATGTCGCGCAACTGGCGGTCAAAAACCAGCCCGCGCAACTTTCGCAGTGGGGCTGGGCGCGGGCGCGTCGTGTTCATCAGCAAGAAAATCAGCATGCCCGGCATTAAGGCCCGCGAATGGTCAAAGATGGTACAGGAACAACGGAGACGCCCATTCACAACGCGCATGGTGGGTGCCATGCGGAGAGGACTAGCCAAACGACGGTGACGAACGATTACTCTGACTGGGGAAACATGCGGCGCCGATTGCAACAAGCCGCACAACAGAAGTTGCGCAACAGCAGCGATGGCATGGCGCGTGTCGAATTGACCGTGTTCATGGACGCGCAGGGGGAATTGATCGGCTGGGAGGAACCCGTGGCCACGCGCTATGAACCTGCCAACGTGAACTGGTGTGCTACGTTGCGAGGATCAAAAAGCACGAATTGACATAGACCGCACACCTATGGTATAATACGGCCGAACTGAATAGGACCGTGAATCGTCTGGACCGGGCGACAATTTGCCCGGTCCTTTTTTGTTGTCTCGGAGGTGGACATGCCAGTTGAAACGGTAGGGGAAAACGTCAGGGTACGGATGCGGGCACCGGGCGACTTCGAGGAAGGCAGCCTGCGCACGATCACGCTATCGGCGGGCCAGGGCATCAAAGCTGTGGTTGGCCGTCCCAAAGGTGAGAAGACGACGGTCATCCAATCCTACATGTTCGACAAAAAGCGGTGGGATGAAGACCGCGCCAAAAAGTGGGTCGAAGGCCACAAAAAGGAATTGGAAGATGAGGCGGCGGAAAAGGCGATGAGTCTGAGTGACATTGAACGCCAAGTAGGGGGTGCCTGGTATGAAAAATGGAATCCGGGTAGAGATCAAGAACAAGTGGGGTGGCCGCGCGACATCTATTTTGATCGTGTTATTGTATCGAATGGTGACGGCATGAGCGCCTATCCATACACGCGAAATGGTGACGAGTTTGTATGGGGAGAACCATACCAAGTCACCTTAGAATATCTACCTGTAGAGACTACCAATGGAATCTTGGGGCCATCCCCGAACAAACAGCAACCATTGATAGAGCGCCTTGCCGGCGTATTCAAATCCTGGCTTGAGGGCAACGTGCAGACATCGTCTCCCGAGTTGGTGATCGAACCGGAACCGGAAG